CCCGTGATGGAGTCGTATATCCGGCTGCTTCTAGGTTGACTGCAAGACAGTAAGCATTAGGATCGGCTGCTGCTGCTACGTTTACCATAGCGGCATCAGTCTGTAATGTACCTAAAGCATGACCAATTTCAAATGTATTAGTACCTGAAGTAGTCGTTGCCGCATCACTAACTATAACAGCATAGCCAGCAATACGTGCCCTTTCTGGAATGAAAAGAACCCGCTGATAAGTAGCGGCAGACCATGTGGAACCGTCTGCAAAATTGACTGTGTCAACCTTACTCATCTGCTTGGCACTCGTTATTTTAGTTTTTAAAGAGTCCATAAGTTTTCCTTATTTAAAATTAATGTGAAGCCCCTCCCATTAGAAGGGGCTATTTAATTATGAAAGTTTAGTACAGGCTACTTCCAATCTGTACATCCAAAGGTCTTGAAGGATGACACAGGAATAGAAAGTATCCCACGCAACCGTACCACGCTGTCCGAGTGGATCACCGGGGCCGGGTTTTGGCATCACGACTTTTGAGCGGAGTGAATCCATTCCACCTAAAGTAGCACAGCCAATAGAGTCCTCTGCGAAAATCAGCACAGGATAAACATCAGCATTTGCTCCAGTCGTAGATATGCAGTTTGCAACACCATTAGTATCACCTGCATCCTTAAAAGGAACTGCCTGAGTTGTAGTAATAAAGCGTACACCTTCCACGCCACCAATCTCACCCTCAATCGCATCACCTTGATCAGAGTACTTCTCTGCGGCTACGAAACCGGGAAGTGCCTGAATGTCCTGACGGAGGTCAGGATGGCAAATTGCAATATAAGACTCACGGATTGGCTCTGTAGAAATACCAACAGATGCCTTCAACTTTGACTTAAGTTTCCCTGCATCATTGTTCTCAAGTGAACGAATTGCTGTTTGAAGTGCTTGAAGGGTTGGTGTATTAGCACCGGGATTATTTAACGATGGTAAAGTACCACCAATATGCATATCAACATCTGAACGTGCAGATGCAGAAGTTCCCACATACTTAACTGATGTACCTGCACGGAAGACCTTGTAGCTGAGAAAGTCAATTGTTTCACCAGCTTGCTGGGCCTGTCGCTCAGATATAATTTTTAAAACTGGATCTGCCGCCGCCGCAAGCTGTACATCCGTGGTATTCACGTATGATCCATACTGCTTTAGAGTATGCATCAAAGTTGTATGCTCAAGACTTGAGAAGTCCGGGGTTACACCTTCAGCAATAGGCGTATCCACAATTGGGAAACGCTCATACCTGCGGTGTCTAATTTCTAAACCCTGCTTCTGGGGCTTAGTTTCTTTTTGTGCGAATTTCGCAAATGTCAGCAATCGCTTTGCAATCGGTAACATCTTCTTCTGAATAGTGAAGGCATCATTCTTGCTAAGATCACCATACGATGATCCGCTAATAGTGCCTGTTCCGCCATATACAGCCATATTTAACTCCTATATTAATATTATTCGGGAATTGCTTCCCATAATTCGTCATCGGACAGATTGTCCAAATTTTTTGTTTTCACGGGTGCGGAATTACCTAAAAGCCCGGTCGCCGCCGCTCTCTTAGACTGTCGCTTAGTACTTTTTGTAACTTCTTTTTCAACTTCTGGGGGTCGCCACGCACCTTCTCCTTCTTCGGTTGATAGGAATAATTGCATAACAGAGGCATGATCTACTGGGTCAGTTGACTCAGTCATCATCTTTGTCATAGCAGGACTAGATAAAACAAATGCTTGAAAATCAGGGTCTTTATCTATTTCTCTATAATCCTGTCCTACATTACTCATCATATAATCCTGATGATAATTTAGGAACTGCTGATAATTATTCTCCTTATTCTGTTCTTCTAACTGCTTAATACGCTGTTGAGCCTGTATGGTGGCTTCTTGCATGGTAGTACCCTGCTTTGCCATCTCATGCTGGATCATCTTCTTAAACGTAGAAGATAATTCGGAGAATTCCTCCATTGTCTCTTTATCTGCCTCATTAAAAAAAGCCTCCGCATTAGACGGATCAGTAGGGGGTGCTTCCGTTTCCGAAAGTCCTTTCTTTACACGATCTAATACCTGCTCACGTTCAACATCTCTGAGCCTAAACTCATTGAGGTCTTCACGCATTCTGGCAGATTCTTCATTCCTTTTATGAAACTCACGCTCCAAATCCTTGTAACGTGATTCATAATTATGCTGTGGTTCTTCAGGCTCCTCGTCAGTTTCTTCCTCAGCATTACCATCTTCCTCCTCCCCTGATTCAGATTCCTCTTCTTGAGGGGTATCCTCTTCAGCGGGTTCTTCGGATTCTTCAGATTTTACTGGTTCTTCTGATTCTTCGTCCTGTTCCCAAAGTTCTTCATCAGAGGCTTCAATATCTTCAACCTCTTCTGCTTGTACCTCTTCTTCTGACATATAACTCCTCCAATGTCCCGATTAAACGGATTGGTTAAATATTTGCCCTTTCCTTACGGTGTAAAGGCGGTAAGTAGTTTATACTACTTTGGTTCAGCAATATCAAGCATTTCTTGCCATGCTTGTATTTTTCCGATACTTACATTATGCCTAGATATTGATTCTTGGTCAACTAATTGTTTTAATTTTATTATATCATAAGCATCTTGTATTCTTTTTTCAATCATTTCTTTGTAAATTTGCCAACCCGGAGATTGGCTTAACATTGCTAAAACATCATTGCGGGGCATTTTCAGCAAACTCCCTTTGTTGAATATCGTGTGCAGATGGGCCTCCCTGTAGTCTCTCTTGTGCTGGCCCTGCTTGTGTTGGGTCTTCAGGCATCTGGCCTCCCTGTTGCGGAGGTACCTCTCTATTTTCTTGAGGTTGGTTTTGTTCTTGCCGCTGAACCTGTTCCTGTAGTATCTCTTGTTGTTTTTGATTCCCTTCTTCAGTTCTTAATCTTGCTCTTCGGGATTCCATCATCATTTCTTCTTCTTGTAAAATCACACTCTTACCTGCTAGATTAGGAGGCTCTTCTACCACGTTACCTTGTTTAATTAATTCTAATCGTTCTTGCATTTCCAACTTCCGCTGATCCTCAGATATATTTTGTTTTTCTTCTAAGGTGGCTTTATTTTTTTCTATAACAATAGAAGCCTGTGTCTGTTGTTGAATTTGCTGTTGTTGTAATTGTGCTTGCTGTTGGGCTTGTTGCATAGCCGCCTGCTGTTGCGCTTGAGCTTGCTGTTGCATCTGTTGTTGCTGTGCCTGCTGTTGCGCCTGCATCTCCTGAGTTACTTCTTCTTCCGTCTTTACAACCTTATCCGGCTCCATATTAAATGCCCTGAGTAACGGTCTTGTGAATGCCTCCTGCTTTAGGTACTGCTTAACTTCTGGCATCTGACCAACAACCTGTAGGAAATTAATAAGCTGTGTATTATGTACTTCCTTAGCCACGTACTGTTCATATCCAGTTGATATGGCTTCATAGTCCCCCTTAATTGACATGTCCGTTGAGTCTACCATTAACCAACGATATACTGCACTGATATTTTTAGTGATCATTGTAGACACTGACCGTACCACATCTGCTGTCTGTCTGTTAGCATTGGAGTTAAGAATAGACATGCCTGTGGCTGTCTTGGTCTGTGCAGGTGACATGTCACCGTATCCTATACTGGTCTGACCTGAGTCTAGGTCTGCCTCACGTTCAAGTTGCTGTATTACCTGAAGAAGTCCATTTGTTACATCTGGAATTTGTACTGAAGTGAAGGAATCTCGGACTGAAGCACCGGGTTTTACACGGAACTGTTTACCCGGATATATCTGTTCTGTATCTGTACCCGGTTCAAATGCGTTAGGGTCTATAACTGTTAATGGGGCCGCCGATAAGGATTTGCCCTCTACCATCATTGCATATGAAAAGTTTAATATTGCCTGTGCATCACGAATTGCATAGTAAATGCCATCACCCCATATTGATTCTGGATTCTTCTGCCAGTTACAGAAATGGAACGGTAGGGTGTCATCAAATGGATTCTCTGCGATCTTAACAACCTTATCTCCTATAACAGTAATTACAACAGGTAGTGCATCTGGAATATCTTCTGAGTCAATAGGCAGATGTCCTTCTAAGTCCTTACCATCTAAACGGCCCCAAAACTCTAAGACCTCAAACTTCTTTAATCTTGAAGCTGATGTCTCATTAAATTTTTTAGGATGTTCGCTGTCGTCCCATCCATGAGCAAGGCCAATTTCATCTTTTATAACTGTATCAAGTGCGCCCGGTATAAACCCTTCTGCCGTCTTAGCTAGTTTTTTAAGTTGTATTTTACTAAGGAATGATCTTTGTATAACATAGTCTGCATCCTCTGCACTTGATGCTTCTGGTGATGGGAATATATTCCATATACTTACAAATTTACAAGTCGGCATTAACTCTGATTCTAGGAAAGATTCAATCGCCACCATATTATCAGGGGTTGTCACGGTTGTATAAACTGGGAAATTCTTATGCTCTAAAGAAATACCTTTTGTACAACCTGTTCCATAAAGACAAAGTTCATGTATGGCATGTTGGACTTGTTCATTGTAATTAGTCCTCTCTAGGATATCCCTAATCTTGAACTCCATCTGCTTACTACGTTCAAGGATTGCGTCCTCTAATAGATCAGGTCTGTCTGGTGGTGCCTGTATGTCTGGTGGGTAGAACCTTGGTTTGCGGGAGGGGGTAATACTGAACGGTACCTTGCCGTCTTCAAATAGCAATGTGTTTATCTTGATCTTTGCTGAATTAACCTTACGCCGGGTCTGGTTGACAAAGATTCCTCTTTCACTGGCTAACTCATGTGCTTTTGATATTTTAGATGGATATTTCCCCCTATATGCATCATATGCTTCTAGCCAATGCTGTTCGTGATCTCTACGATAATCTCTTGCTTCTTCAAATTTTTCTTGTATTACTTTAGCAAAATCATCTACGTCTGTCTCAACTACCTTTACCTCTAATGCTTGAACTACACTATCTTCCGGTAGTCCTTGTTCTTCTTCATATTGGGCCATTTAAAACTCTTCTAGTCTTTAGGTTCTAGGTTAATATTTATAATATCACCATTATCCATTGTAAGTATATATTTTTCTTCTTTATCTATATGTTGGGATAATGTCTCCACCATCTTTGACATTGATAGGCATAGGGTGTGTACCATAAGGCCACCAAGATGGGTTCCAAGGTTACGGTGTGCGGCATCAACCAAGTCCTTCAGTATTGGTTGTACCTCACCTATAAAGCCTTCTTCATCTATTATATTACCAAACTCAGCATGAATTACTTTACCCATAATCATAACTGGGAGGGTTGGTAGAACCTTAGTTCCGGTTTCATATATCTCCTACTAATGTCTCTCTCCCATTCTGCCATTGCCGGGAACATCTTGCAACCAAAACATGCTATAGCTAACGCCATAACACAATCATCATGAGAACCAGCCTGCGCCGCCATCTTCCCGTTAGGTAGATTGACGAATGTCTGTAGCTCATCCAGAATCTTGGGACTCCTAATCTTTATTTCATCTTCCCTAATTAATTCTCTTAAATAATCAATTATCAAGGGTTTAGACTTAACTGTTGTATGGAAACCTAACTTTCTTGCCGATCTACTTGACCTTTCATCTAGAATCTTCTCAGAATAAATATCCGGGTATAAATGTACGTCTGATAAAAATTTTAAAGTTACAAGTCCATGATTGTTTCTTTCGACAAGTAGTTTCGCATTATTATACCATTTTCCTAAACTTGCAAGTTGCCATGCAAATAAATCGGGATCAATTTTAACCCTTAACGTGGCAACCTCATCCATATTGGATGCATTTAAGACTACGGCAACACTCCAATCCGTGTCTCTGCCTACGTCTAGCCCCTCTGAGACATCTGCACCTATACGGTACTCCTTGTTAGGAGTGGGCCTCTCCCATATCTGTAGTTCCCCATCATCCATTGATTCTATTACATATTTTTCTCCGCCCCGTTCTTTCCAAGATTGCACGGGTATATGGAATCCTTCTGATGGTCTTTCTCTCTGTAGCTTCTGTGAGACTAATACTTGGTTACTGAGGTTATCCGCATGGAAAACACCCCTACCTGTCGTTACAAATGCCTCCCTAGCTGTGGTTGGGAACTCTTGATGGAACTTCCTTAGATCATTCTGACATTGAGTCTTAAT